AGTGCTAGTTTCTCAACAGTAGCGTCACCATTACATGCTACACATCACAGTGCAATCTTTAATTTAGATGCCGCTGGCGGTGGAGCAAATTTATCAGTTGGAGCACTTTATACACAATTCAACATCACTGAACAGTCATTGTCAAGTGGTGCTGACGCAACTACAAATGTTGGTGACTTCCAATTATTCAGATACGAAGGTGGCACAACAGTTATTTCATCTAAAACTACAAGTCCAAGTTTCACACACAACGAAACTTTCACTGTAAGAGAATCACTTAAAAATCAAGAAGCATTGGACACTGCAAAAACAGTCACAATACAATCTGGTGATGGTTCAACATTAGCAGACGCTGATGATTTTGTTACGGCTTTCACAGCGGCAAACTTCACAAACTTGACAGCAGAAATAATTGCTACAGGTGAACACGCAGGTGCAATCAGAATAACACATGCACTAGGCGGTGAGTTTAGAATGAACAACACATCAGGTACACCACTTGATGACGCAGGCTTTGGAACGTCAAATGCACACGCATATGGCACATTCACTGCAAACAGTTCAACATTAATTGACAACTTATATGTTACTCCAACAGGCGAATCTGAGGACTCAACAGTTGGTAACGAAGTAATGGCAAGTAACTGGAAGAGATTAAGTTACACTGCTTCTGTAAATTCTCCTACAAATGAGCCAGCAGACGGCACACTATGGTATGACACTAACACTGATGTTGCTGACATCATGGTGCACAACGGAACAACTTTCAAAGGTTACTTACAAGTTTACGCTACAACAGATCCAAATGGTCCACAATTTAGTGCGACAGCGCCAACTACACAATCAGATGGCACGGCATTGGTTGCAAACGACCTATGGATTGACACTAGCGACTTAGAAAATTATCCAAAACTTTACAAATACAACACGGCGGCAACTTTAAGTTCTACGAATACAAACAACCAAGTTGCTGTAACAACAACAGGCGCGGCTTGGGAACTAGTAGACAAAACAGACCAAACAACAGAAGACGGAATAGTGTTTGCTGATGCTAGGTTCCACACTTCATCAGAAAAAGATGCGGGAACATCAACAGCGGCGGGAACAGCGTCATCAATTAAAGATTTATTAAGTGATGACTTCCTAGATCCAGATGCTCCAAATCCATCATTGTTTCCAAATGGTATATTATTGTGGAACACAAGACGAAGTGGTTTTAATGTAAAAGAATACAAAAACAGTTACATCACAACAACAAAATATCCTGGATCAGGTTCATCAGGACTTGGTAACGTGAGATTCAACAACGAATCAGTTGCATCTTACTACCCAGACAGATGGGTGACTAAATCAAGCAACAACTCCGACGGTTCTGGAACTTTCGGAAGAAAAGCACAGAGAAAAGTAATTGTTGAACAATTAAAATCTGAGATCGACACTAACCAAGCAATCAGAGAAGACCAAAGAGGTTACAATGTTATTGCTTGTCCGGGTTATCCAGAAGTGATTGCAAACATGATTTCGTTAAACACTGACAGAAACAACACATCCTTTATCTTAGGTGATACACCGTTTAGATTAGAAGGCACGGCAACAGCAATTCAAGACTACATGAATAATACAGCAGGTGCAACCGACAACGGTGAAGAGGGCCTAGTAAGTTCAAGTGACTTCTTGGGCGTGTTCTACCCATCTGGTTTCACAACAGATAACACAGGTAAAAACATTGTTGTTCCACCATCACACATGATGATGAGAGTATTGGCGAACAACGACAATGTTGCTTTCCCTTGGTTTGCACCAGCAGGTACAAGAAGAGGTGTTGTGGACAACGCAACATCAGTTGGATACATTGAGTCAAGCACAGGTGAGTTCGAAACTATTTCTGTAACAGAAGCAGTAAGAGACTCAATGCATGAAGTTAAGGTCAATCCAATTACATTCTTCTCAGGTGCTGGTATTGTAAACTTTGGTAACTTGACAAAAACTTCAGGAAGTTCAGCACTAGACAGAATCAACGTGTCAAGATTAACAGTGTTCTTAAGATCACAACTTGATTCAATTGCGAAACCGTTTATATTTGAACCTAATGATGAACTTACAAGAAATGAGATCAAACAAGCAGTTGAGTCATTCTTGTTAGAACTAGTTGGTCAAAGAGCGTTATTTGACTTCTTAGTAGTTTGTGATGAAACAAACAACACCGCTACAAGAATCGACAGAAACGAACTTTATGTGGATATAGCAATTGAGCCGATCAAATCAGTTGAATTTATTTACATTCCGTTGAGAATTAAAAACACAGGAGAAATCGCAAAATTGGGGAACTAATTTTGAATAAATAGGAGAAACAGATGGCAATATCAACTTTATCAAAATTTACAGTACCACTAGCAAACGACCAAAGTTCTGCATCACAAGGCTTATTGATGCCAAAACTACAATATCGTTTTAGAGCGATCCTGGAAAATTTTGGAGTATCAACACCAAGATCAGAACTTACAAAACAAGTAATTGATATTACAAGACCAAATCTTACTTTTGACAACGTTACATTAGATGTTTACAACTCTAAAGTATATGTTGCAGGTAAACATACTTGGGAACCAATTACAATTAATTTAAGAGATGATGTAAACAATTCAGTAACTAAATTAGTTGGTGAACAGATCCAGAAACAGTTCGACTTCTTTGAACAATCAAGTGCGGCATCTGGTATTGATTACAAATTCACAGCAAGAATTGAGATGCTTGATGGTGGTAACGGAGCAAGTGCACCGAATGTTTTAGAAACATTTGAACTATATGGTGCATATGTTGAGAACGTTAACTACAACACACTAGCATACGCAACTTCAGATCCAGCAACTATCACGATGTCAATAAGATACGACAACGCGATCCAAACTCCAACAGGAACAGGTATTGGAACAGCAGTTGCAAGAACTATCGGTACTTTAAGTACAGGTGGTTAATAAGCATTAAGTTAGCAATTATAACAAGGAAAGCGTCTTTAAAGACGCTTTTTTTGTGGCCATAAATATCCATATGCCAAGTATAAACAACTTCTTAAAAGGTTTCCAAGACGGTCTTCCGGGAATGAAAGACTATCGCCATGCATCTAGATTATACATAGATGACAATTACAAACTACTGCCAAAACAGAAGTTTCTTTTCCACGTTGTATTCAATACTGATGAAACACTATTTTACGGTGGTTTCAATGCACACGAAAGATATCAATTAAACATGCTTGTAAAACAGTGTGACCTACCAAGGTACAACATGAGCATGGAAGAGAAAACACAATATAACAAGAAGATGTATGCGGCAACAAGAATTGCTTATGAACCTGTTAACATCACTTTTCATGATGACCATGCTGACACTGTGAATGCTTTTTGGAAAAAATATTATGAATATAATATCGCTGACTCTGTGTCTATGAATTCTGATTTGCAGGTAGCCGTCACAAAAGACGATGCCTATGACGGAATTGAACAGAAAAAAATAACAAAGTTTGGAATGGACACACCTAAAGTCCGTAAAAAACCATATCTCAAAGGTATAGAAATTTTTGTTTTACATAAACAAAGATTTACTTCCATGACTTTAGTAAATCCAGTAATTGGATCGTTCAGTCATGACAGTGTTGATGCGGCAGACGGCGCAGGAATAATGGCTAACACAATGCAAATATTATACGAAACTGTAATTTATAAATCAGGAATAGTAAACAGAAATAATGTTCCTGGTTTTGCAACAATTAACTACGACAAGGAACCTAGTCCATTAACAGTTTTGGGTGGCGGGACAAACAGCATATTTGGTCCAGGTGGAGTGGTCGATGGTGTTGGTTCGGTTATTAGGAACGTGCAAGAAGGAAACATCTTGGGTGCGATACTGGCCGCAAGTAATACTTACAACAATGCCAAAAAAATAAAAAAGAAAGATGTCAAAGAAGAACTTAAAGGTATTGCAAAAAAAGGTGTGCTAGAAATCGGAAAAGAAGCAGGCACAGTTACTAATCCGGTTGGTGGATTTAACATTGGACAAGCAGTAGCCGCCGGGGCAATTATAGCCACAGCAAAAGGCACAAATGACAACAATAATAAAAACAATGTTAGAGTAATTACAAATGCAAATCAAGATTACACGAATTATCTTTCTCCTGATGAGTCCTTTAATTTAATAAACAACGACACAATATTAAAAGATGAAATTGCTTCAGGAATATATTACAAAGATATAGGTTCAAGAAATAATCTAACAGTAGCAGAATCTGATGTACAATACACAAACAGCACAGCAACCACAAAAACTGTTTACAGAAACAAAGCAATTACTGACATTAGAAAATTAGTTACCGAAGGATATCTAAAAATTGAAAGAAGTACCAACAACGTAAGTATAGTAACAGAGAAAGTAGGATTATAATGACTGAATTTTATACAAACTTGCCGCCAAAAGAAAAAGACGATTTGCAAAAAACAATTGATAATCTTACAACAAACAATTATGAGACCGAATATCAATTTAATCCTGCGGAATATGATGCCACAATAGCGTACTTCGTTAATCGAGGTTTCAAGAGAGCATCGGCAGAATCAATATCTTATGTAATAATGTCACAGGCAAAAATAGATAATATCTCATCTAGAGAAATATTAGATAAGTTAGCAAACCTAGATGATGCAAAACTTTCAGAAATAATAACTATAATTCTAAACGCCAACAGATACAAGTCAAGTAGGCTGGGTGTTAGACAGACACTCACTACAACAGAAACAGTATCTAGAAACATCATAGATTAATGATTCCTAGATTTGCAAGAGGTAAGTTCTCACCAAAGAACAAAGAAAAATATGTGGGCACAAAGACACCTACCTATAGATCTAGTTGGGAACAGGCCTTCATGAGATTGTGTGATGAACATCCGAACGTTTACCAGTGGGCCAGCGAATCAATAAAAATTCCTTATAGGCATCCACTTACTGGCAAATATACAGTTTATGTGCCGGATTTTTTTATCATATACATGGACAAAAATGGCCGAAAACATGCAGAGATGATTGAGGTCAAACCAATGGCACAGACCACAATGGAAAGAGCAGGCAGAAGCATGGGAAAAAGAAAACAAGTAATCATTAATCAAGCCAAATGGGAAGCCGCTAGTGCATATGCCAAACAAAGAAGAATAGGTTTCCGAGTCGTATCAGAAGAACAGTTGTTCCACAACGGAAAACGTAAGTAAATATAGGCATGACAAAAAAATTAGAAGATATTCTTAATTTACCAAATGTAAAAGAAGCGTTCAAAGAAGTAGATAAAAAAGAACAGGCCCGAGAAAATAAAATCCAAACAAAAGAAGTCATGAAAAACGTAGATCCGCAAACAAGGAAAAATTTAGAAAAAAGTTATGCTGAATTTGACAAGGTTTCGGCCGCCTTACCGCAAGTAAAAGGACTGGGAGAATTAAGTGACTTAGAATTAGATAAACTCGCTGTTGAGGCCGAGGAAAGTTACAAAAATTTAATGGATCTTGGCATGAACGTTGATTCGCGTTATTCAGGCAGGATATTTGAGGTGGCTGGCAATTTCCTTAGAAACGCCATTGACGCAAAAAGCG